CGGTCGCACCACAACTGGAGGAACTCTGTGATACTTTTGGTTTACAGCCTTGGCTTGGCAAGTTACTCGCTTCTTTTACAGATGCAAGAGCACCCGAACGAAACCGCAGTGCTGTTGTTTCTCAGCTGTTACGTATTGTCGGTGGCGATACAGTTACTGTTAATCGAAAGAACAAAGAGGCATGGAACGGGTACCTCCCAACACGAATCGTAATCTACTCCAACGAGGCGCTTCAGTTGACAGAGAACTCCAACGCCCTCACCGGCCGTATGGTGGTCATGAAAATGACACGTAACTTCTACGGCAATGAGGACACCGAGCTGGACACTAAGCTCAAGCAGGAGCTCAGCGGTATTTTTAACTGGGCAATGCAGGGCTTAGCAAACCGACTGGCACGTGGCGGTAAGTTCATCCAGCCGAAGAGCGGTCAGGAGTACCTTGACCTTATGCAGGAGATCGGTAACCCCATGGCAACCTTCACCGAGGACGCCTTGGAGTTTGAGCCCAACGCCTTTGTTAATAAGGACGACGTGTTCACGTGTTACAAGCACTGGGCAATTAAGAAGAGCATACCCCCTGGCACTGAGCTGGCGTTCAAGCGCCGGTTCCTCGCGGCCACGCAGGAGAAACGGGTTACGACGGACATGATTCGTGAGAACGGCCAACGTAATCATATCTACCGCGGGGTGAAGCTCAACGAAAAAGCCCAACGTTACGTTGAAAGTATAAGCCAATTCGAATCGGAGATATTTTGAATAACTTTCACTTTAGAAAAACAACGCGCCGTAATGCGTTCACCAAGGTTTTTGGTGGCATAGGCCGACGGCGTGTCGTGGCCTCCTTGCATCATCCCAAGCGTATTTTTAGGAAACGTGAGCGGTTTTGGATGCAAATGATTCGTCGCGCGAGAAGCGGCGCGCGCAATCAGGTGTGGGGCAGTATCACCGCGCTACAGATGAGACGGAAGTACGGCAGACGAAAATTTATAGGAGATTTTAGAAGATGACAAGAAAATATAATTATTACCACATCGACTGCGGGCATTTTCCCGTGCAAATCAAGCTGTGCTTTGACAACTCTGAATTTCAAAAGATACTTAAAGACTACGAGATCACGGTAAAAGCCTCCGCGTTGGATTGTGGCGTGGCGGAGACACACTACATCAGCGACGGAAAACACGGCATCATTATCATGGTGTTTGACTTAGACGAGTGCGGGCAGGACGACTCGTTTTTGCTTGGAACCATTGCGCATGAGGCCAGCCATTGCGTTACGCGGGTTTTTGACCATATCGGCGAAGAGGACATTGGCGATGAAAGCCGTTCGTATTTACTGGAGCATATTGTCCGTCAAATCCACGCCGGCGTTAAACAATATAAACTAAAACAGGAAAAGAAAGATGCTCGAAAAGGAAATAGAAAGCTACCTAAACAAACGAATCAAGGAGACGGGCGGACTGAGCTACAAGTGGATCAGTACAATACGGGGAGTCCCCGACCGGATAGTTATATACAAGGGCCGGCTGTGGTTAGTGGAACTGAAAACAGCGACGGGAACATTGTCACCACGCCAGCAAATAGTTTTCAGCGATCTGGACGAGCAAGGATTTCCAGTAACCGTCGTCCGAAGCAAATCCGACGTGGAGAACCTAATTGAAGAAATGTTCAACGTGCGGTGAGGTTAAGCCATTAGCACGGTTTAGCCCTCACCCCCAAACACAAGACAAGTTGCAATCGTCATGCCGAAATTGCGCAAGCAGTAGCACGCTCAAACACCGGTATGGTATTACACAAAAAGAAAAAAATAAAAAGATAGTAGAACAAAACAATGCCTGCGCAATTTGTCGTGAACCTTTCAATGAAACACATCTTATACACGTTGATCACTGCCACACAACCAAACAAATAAGAGGAATTCTTTGCCATCACTGCAACGTTGGACTAGGAAAATTCAAGGACTCACCTGAGCTCCTACGATTTGCCGTACTTTACTTGGAGTATCATGCTAAACAAAACACACCTACACCCGTACCAACTGGACATACTCACCCAAGCGAGGAGAATACAACACATCGGCTTATTCATGGAACCGGGGCTGGGCAAGACTGTGACGGCGCTCACCATCATTCAGCAGAGCCCGAAGGGCAAGACGCTGATTGTGGCTCCCAAACGTGTGGCGGAGTCAGTGTGGGCGCAGGAGTGTCAGAAGTGGGAGCACCTCTGCCACTTCAAAGTAGTGAAGGTCATGGGAAGTCCCTCGCAGAGGCTCAGTTCATTACAGACGCAATCAGACATCTATGTGACCAATCTCGAGAACTTGGCTTGGCTATTAGATCAGCACAAAAAATTTGATTATCTCATCATTGATGAATCCAGTAGATTTAAAGACCCCAGCACAAAACGTTTTAGGGAGCTTAAGAAGCATTTAAAGGGCTTTAAGAGGCGAATTATCCTCACGGGTACACCTACCCCTCAGGGCATCGGCGATCTCTGGTCACAGGTGGGTATTTTGGACTTAGGAGAACGTTTAGAGACGAGCATAACAAAGTTCAGATTGAAGTACATGGACCCCGGCCAACGTAACCGCCACACCGGCGTGGTGTACAACTGGGTTTTAAAAAATGGTGCAGCGCAGCAAATTCAAGAAAAAATAGGTGACATCTGCCTGTCACTAAAAGCAGAGGATTACTTACAATTACCGACGTTAAGTAACATTTACCACACAATCAAGGTAGGAAACGACGTAAGGAAACAGTATGAAACACTCAAAAAAACCATGGTTACAGACATTGCGGGGCAGCAGATTACTGCACCGACAGCGGCAGTGCTGGCGGGCAAACTCCTGCAGTTTACCAGCGGGGCGGTATATGAGCCGGACTCAACGAATTCCTGGGCGCCGATCCATACTGCTAAAGTGGAGTTTCTTGAGTCGATCTTGGAGGAATCATCCACGCCAACGCTTGTTTTTTACCATTTCAAACACTCCTTGGAACGAATTAAGGAGGCGTTTCCCTCAGCTGTTGTGCTCTCTGACGAGAACATACAGGCGTGGCGTGATGGAAAAATCCCATTACTACTCGCCCACCCTCAGTCTGGAGGCATCGGTATTAACCTACAATGTAACGCGGGGCAGGCCGCTCAGGCGGTGTGGTTCGACCTACCGTGGTCATCCGAAAATTACGTTCAGGCAAATGCAAGAATTTACCGGCAGGGGCAGGAGAAACCAGTCATTATTCACCATTTAATGATTGAGGACAGTATCGACGGGCGCGTTGTAGACGTTTTACAAGGAAAAATAAAATTGCAAGACGCGTTAATAAATGACCTAAAATTTGTATTAATATAGATGTTATGAAAAAAATACTAAAACACCAAATAAGCGCATCCAAGACAAGACTATCAGATGAGGAAGTTGATCCGATTGAAAAGGACGACCAGGACTCCATACCCGAGCAAATCGCAGACGGTTGGTTGCCGTGGGATCAAGACGATCTCCTTGATATTAAACGCCTCGTTTATGATTGCATGGAAGAAAAACAACGCGAAATTATCGAAGCGTTTTTGGCAGGCCAAAACTTCATAGACATCAACGTCACAGAAAAATACTGGCGCTGGCATTTTGCTAAGGCAATTGAGTTTATTAGAAGGGAATTAAAATTATGAATATTGTAATTGAGCATGGCAATAAACAAATAATGGCGTTTTTAGATTGCGATAAGTTGGACACGGACAGCATACCGGACATTAAAAAAATATTTTTTTGTGAAACAATTGACGAAGTAATGCTAGTGATAGAGGAATTGAGAAATGAGCGAACATGATCCAGTTAACAAACCAAAACACTACACCAACCATCCCAGTGGTGTCGAGTGTATCCAGATTACCGAGTATATGGGATTTAATCTTGGTAATGCCGTTAAGTATATATGGCGAGCAGACCTTAAGAACGATGCAGTTGAGGACTTACGAAAAGCGGCGTGGTATGTTAACCGCGAAATAGAAAAGAGAACAAAATGAGTTACTTATTTATTATTTTGGTGTGCTCCTCAATTAGCTGCTCATTTGTAACAAACGGGGAGCTTGTAACCTTGGAAAAATGTAGCAAAACCATGGAAACATTTCAAAAAACCGACGCGCCGGCAGGTGTACAATTCAGTGTAGCGTCATGTGTTAAGGTAAAAGATAAGGAAAAATCTATATGAAAATAAAAGAGATTGACATACCAGATGAGCTTATTGATTTTATTATGGAACTCGAGCTGTTAAGTTCCTATAAGACAATTAAAAAAGATCTTAAAAGTAAGAAGAGTTTGCACCCAGACGATCGAGAGCACATGGAGCAACTTTTTGAAGCCATTAAAATTGTAGGTGATTACTATGTATATAACTTTAGAGGAAAGGCAAAACTAAATGGTTAAATTATTTAGTCAGTACGACCGTTTTGATTTAGAGCAGGACATTATAAAGTGTTATGATGTTTGTCAAAATATTGATAATTTTTTGCGTAAGTTTTTTGATGACCCGGAGCCAATGAGTGAGGATGAGGTGTACAACATTGTAAGCGGCATCAAGGAGGTTCACTCCATCCAAGTTGACCGCCTATTTGACGGCTTCAACAACTTAAGAAACACGCTCGTAACAGAAACATACACACCGGATACCGAAGTAGAAACTGAAGTTAAATCAACCAAGAAAAGGAGTAGTAAATGAGCAACACAGCACCCACCATTACATTTGAGTTAACCATTGACCAAGCTAACGCGGTTCTAGCAATTTTAGGAAACGCACCATTTGTGCAGTCATCTAATTTAATCGCATTGCTTCAGGACCAAGCCGGCCCACAGGTTCGCGCCTTGCAGATTGAGGAGGCTAAGGCAGTAGCGGCGCAAGCGGAGGAGCCAGTAAGTGTCCAGTGATCTCTTAAATCGCCTTTTGGAGTCTAACAAACTCACCAATGAGGAGTTTAAAGCAAAACGCGAGGAAGAAAAAGAACGCCTGCGTCACGAAATGGCAGGCGCCATGACCCGCATGATGATTAATGAGGCCCTTGGCAGAGTTAAACAAGCCAAAGAAGAGAACGAAGTTCTTAAAAACAGGGCGGAAAAGAAGTAGTTTTTGTATTAATAAATATAGGGAGTAGAACTCGTCGGGAGACGCTTCGAAACCTTTTCTTAGTTACCAAATGCCTAGAATATTGAAAGATATGCTGGACTGAACGCTCGGTTGACGCACACTTTTTGGTAATGTTTAGAAGTAAATGATCCAGTAGGGGAGGGGTGACTGGTCTCCCACCTAATTCAAGGAGAAACCATGGCAACTAAAC